GAACCAGGAGCAAACAGTATTCAAGCAGGAATGATCTCTGCAATCAACGGTGGATATAAAAATTTAGCAACAGTTTCAGAATCAATCACAGTTGCTGCAACGGACAACATGATGTTATGTGGTCCAGTATCTTTTACAGCAACAGTCACAGTGAATGGAACATTAACGGTAGTATAATATGGCAACATTATTTGTAGATAAAATAGACCCACAATCAGGAACAAGTTTAGAGATAGGCTCTTCAGGAGATACTATTACTACTGCAACAGGAGCTAAACCAAGTTTTCTATATCCTGCTTTTGAAGCAATTTTAAGTTCTAGTGCAAGTATAAATCACGACACTCAAACTAAAGTTCAATGTAACACAGAAGTTTTTGATACAAATAGTTGTTATGATAATTCAAGTAATTATCGTTTTACTCCTACTGTAGCTGGTAAGTATTTAGTATATAGTAAAGTAAGAATAGATACTACTGCTGCTAATTGTGAAATTATTGTAAGTTATATTTTTAAAAATGGTTCTAGTTATACTTACTCTGTCATTGATTTTGATAGTAATGATGGAGAAGGTGGATCTACAACTAATTCTTCAATTATAGATATGAATGGTTCATCTGATTATGTAGAATTCTACGCTTATGGAAAAGCTGCATCTGGTAGTGGTACTTTAGGTGTTGAAGGTGCCTCTAGTAATTACCCAACACTTTTTGGAGCATACAGGATAGGAACATAATATTATGGGAACAATTAAAACAACAAACATAGAACCAATAGCTGACAACGGCACAGTAACCCTGGGTAGTTCTGGGGATACGTTTACAGTACCATCAGGTGTAACTGTTAACATGTCTAGTGCAACACAGACTGGTGTTGGTGGATTACAATTAATTACATCAACTACATTTTCTAGTGTTTCTAGTGTAACTGTAGATAGTTGTTTTACTAGCACATTTGTAAATTATCATGTTTTATTTAATGCAGACTGGGGATCTGTTACAGACACTGATTTAAGATTAAATTTTAGAGCCAGTAGTTCAACAGATTCAAATTCATCTTACAATTTCCAATCAGACTATATAAATGCAAACAATAATTCTGGAGTTGCTTCTCAAAGTAATACTGCAACTCATGCAACTATTTTTGATAATGCTGATACAGAAATAAATGGTAGAATTGAATTCTATAATCCACAATTAAGTAATAGAAATACTTATTTTGAAAGTCTTTTACTAGGTCATGACGGTTCAACAGCAAAAAAAGTTACTGGATTTGGAGAATTTGACAACACAACATCATTTGATGGATTTATATTAACAGGAACTGCTGGAACATTTACAGGAAGAATTCAAGTGTTTGGATATAGACAATAGGATAAATTATGGCATCAATTATAAAAGCAAATCAACTACAGGACTTTGGCGGTAACAGCATTTTAACGTCTGATGGTGCGGGTGTTGTGACTCCTAATGCAAGTGGAATTAAAAACGTTCCAGCATTTAGAGCATATGTTGGATCTAATCAAAGTGTATCCGATGCAACGGACACTAAAATTGCATTAAATACAGAAGTGTTTGATACGAATGGTGCTTATGATACTTCCAACTATAGATTTACAGTTCCATCTGGACAAGGTGGAAAATATTATTTTGGTTATCAAATGTGGGCTTTTGATGCAAACGCTGGAACATCTAACTTTGCACAATTAAATTTAAGAGTAAATGGTAGTGGTTTAAATGATACTGTTGTTAGAGTTTATGGAGCTTTTTCTAATCACAATTTAAGTTTTGCTACAAATGCTGTTTTAAATTTATCAGCTGGAGACTATGTAGAAGCATGGGCGTATTTAGATTTTTCAACTAGCACATTTACAATTAAAGCTAACAATACAGTTTTTTCAGGATACAAATTAATAGGAGCATAATTATGGCATTAAGTAAAATAGACGCGGCAAATTTTTTAACAGGTACGATACCTCAAGGTAATGTGGCCAATGCATCTTTGGGTGCGGTTACAGCATTACCTGCAGCTATTGCTACTGGTAAGGTTTTGCAAGTCAAATATG